CTGCTGAAGAGCTTCATGACATGTTAGACGATACTGAAAATCTTCCTGAATGGGCACAAAATAAAATCTCAAAAGCTACAGATTACATTGATAGTGTAAGAGATTATATGATTGCAGCAAAGTCTGACGATATTGAAGATGATGACGATGACGATGATAATAAGAATGAAGCTTATAGTGAACCACAAGGTCAGGCAAAAAGAATGATGTCTCCATTACATAAAATGAGAATGGACAAAGAGAAAAAAGATCGTGATAGTAAGGGTAGACTGAAAGCAGGCATTGGTGCTATGAAAAAGGCAGGCAATGCAAAAGCAAAAGCAGAGTTAGGTGAAGGTTATGAACAAGAAGTTATCAAGATTCTTAATAAGAAAGGTATTGATGGCTACTTTAAAAATAACGCGCTCTATGTTTCTAGACGTGATGTTAATGACGCAAAGAAGGCACTAAAGAAGGCTATAAATATTTATCAGCTACCTAGAATAGTTGGTGAAGGTCATACTTATGAAAACTTCAAGCAGTCAATAAATGAGGAAGATATACAAGAGAAACTAAAACCGTCTATGGGAATTCGTTCCTATATAAAAGATTTTTCTAAGTCTGACGCTCCACAGTTTAAAGGTAAGTCAGAAAAAGAAAGACGTGACATGGCGGTAGCTGCATATCTTTCTGCAAAGAGAGGCGATAAATGATTGATAAAGAAGCAGAAGAAAAGGTTAACGTAGTTAACACTAAAATCTATAACGCTTATAAGAGTGTAGCAGACAAGACTGTATGGAAAGAAGAAGAAATGACATACAGTTCTACTGCTGAAGCTTATAAAAAAATGAAGGAAAAGGACGATGAAAAAGTTTAAGGAACACTTTAACGAAGACGGTCCATGCTGGTCCACACATAAAATGGTGGGAATGAAGAAAAAACCTGGACACCCAGGCATGGTTCCTAATTGTGTTCCTAAAGAAGCATCAGTGGATGAAGCGTTGAAATATAACTTCATGGTTTTAGATAGAGACGGTAGAGTTATGGGTATGACTACCAATGAAAGAGATGCAATGAGAATGGCGAAGGGTGATAATATTAGAGGACAGTCCGGTAGATATGTCAAGCTTAAGAGGCCAATGGCACAGGCAAGAGGTGATAGATTAATAGGACAACTACCTGCACATAATCTTGGCGAAGCTGATCAGATTCAACGTGACGGTGCAAAGATTAAAAAAGCTTATGCTGCGTTAAAAACTGAGATCTCAGCGCCAGCACTCAACAAGTATTATAATGCAGCCAAAACATCTCATGATAGAGCAGGAAACTCCGCTTTCGCTAGACACCTTAGAAAAGAACCGGGTATGGAAAAAGATTTAGATACGATGCGTAAAAGAAAAGCCGGTATTAAGCTTGCTAAGAATAGAGCAATAAAAAGACTTAGGGGAGAAATAAAATGAAAGCGTTTAGAGAAATAAGAAAACTTAGCGAAGACGTAAACTATCATAAAGCAATGATGAAACATCATGATAAATGGACCGATGCTCACGATCATGAAAGTAATAATAGAGATGGTGAGAAAATGGAAAATCACGTTAGTGCTCATATATCTCATGGAAACGCTGCATTAGATCACAGAACAGCAATAAAGATGCATGTAAAACATGGAGCTAATTCTCCACAATATAAGAGTGCTCGAAAGGCTGCAAATAGTGCGTCACGAGAAGCACACAGTGATACTAAATATGCCGGATCAAAGTTTGTTACAGCCGGGAAACCAAAACATCCAACTCCTAAAATAAGAGATTAAGCAGATGAAAACTTTTAGAGAAATTAGAGAAGGAAGCGGTAAACCAGAATCATGGGAAGCAGGTTATAAGAGACGTGTAGTAAAGACTACAAAACCTGAGCACAAAGAAAAAGGTTACAATTGGAGAATTAAAGGTAAAGATAGACCAGAAATCTCAATAAAGTTATATAAAGAAAAACCGTCACAAGCACAGTTTAATAAACAAATGAAAAGGGTAGCAGGTCATGAGTTTGGTGGATAAATTTAAAACACACAGAGAACAGGAAATCGATCAGTACTGCGAGGAGTGCAACTTATACGAAGATCTTGAAATCACGGAAGCAGAGTATCAAGGTAAAAAGGTTAAGCTCAATGATCCGATTCGTACATCAGAAAATCCTAACAAAAAATTTAAAGTTTACGTTAAAGGTCCTTCTGGCAACGTTGTCGTTGTACGTTTTGGTGATCCCAATATGGAAATCAAGAGAGACGATCCGAAGAGAAGGGCTTCCTTTCGTGCCAGACATAACTGTGACAACCCTGGACCAAAACACAAAGCCAGATACTGGTCATGTTACCAGTGGAGAGGCGGAGCAAAGGTAGATAATTAAGGGTGACTAATAATGTCAACAAAGGCTAGTTTACTTTCAAAACTTGCGCCTCCGGCAGGTTTAGATTCTGATCACATTCAGTTAGGTGATTCTGCTACAAATCGCTTATTTTTACCCGGTTTAAGACTAGATACAGATTCTGCACAAAACAACCAAGTGCTTACTTGGAATGATGCAACTAAGACTTTATCATTTAAAGATGCTCAAGGTGGCAGCGGAACTGACTCCGCAGCAATTATCCAACTAATCGATTCTAACTATGTCCAAGCGAGACAAACTTCTGGAGGAGGCGGTGGTGGAACTGTCGACTCAGCTTCCACAATTACACTTATACAAGAGACAGTTGACTCATCTTATGTATCTTCAAGAGCTCCTACTGCTCTAATAGCAAGTGGTGGAATTAGTTCATTCCCTTTTGATGCCACCGCAGGTCAAACAGTATTCTCAGGAAATGATAAAACTGGAACTCTCATGGCATTTCAGTTTGAACCTAATGTATATCTAAACGGCTCTATACTTAGGAAGACTGAAGATTATACAGTAAATACTTCAACAGACACAGTGACTCTTAATGTTGCGGCTTCTCTTGGAGATGAAGTAACAATACAAGCCTATGAACCTACTAGTGATACGAATATGGCTGAGTACTTTGACTCTGCATTTATAGCAGCTAGAACAAAGGCAGTATTTCCAGGATCTCGAACGATTGAAACGTTTAGGTACGTAGCGAATTCAGCTCAAGTAATATATGAAGGTGTAGACGCAAACGGCAACACTTTATCATATGATCACATATCAGGTGTACAAGTAAATGTTAATGGTATACTATTAACTTCAGGAAATGATTATGTTGGAAACGCTGGTCTTAACAGAATAACTCTACAAGATTCAGTTCCTGCAGGATCAGAAATTATTATTCAAGACTTTCAAAGTAGATTTGTTCACAGGTTTGAAGACATAGTAGACTCTGCTTACGTTCAAGCAAGAATTCCTGACTTTACAGATTCTCGAGGGATAGAGAAATATAAGTTTACAACTTCAGGTCCTCAGTCAGTATTCACTGTCGACTCGGCTGGTAATACATTATCACTTGGAACATCTAACTATCTTGTGTTTCTTAATGGTGTTAATCTTGATGAGGGACCGGACTTTACGGTTAGTCCAAACAAAGACGCTATTACTCTTACTCCCGCTGCAGACACTAACTTTGAACTCATAGTATATGATTGGGATAAAAAACTTAGTAAGACTTTACATACACCAGACAATTTTATTGAAGTGACATCATCACCTCACAATGCAGAAGCTGGAAAGACACTTATAGTCGACACATCATCAAGTAGAACTATTAATCTACCGACAGGAGTGTTTGGAAGTAAAATAAATATCATAGATGGAACTGGAACAGCAGGAACAAATAATATCACTGTTGCTTCTAGTCAAAAGATCAGAGCGTCAGATTCAGATCTTATCATAGACTTAGACGAAACAACTATCGGGTTAGTATATTATAACGCTACTCGAGGCTGGATAATAGCGGAGAAATAAATGAAGTTATCAGAAGTTGCTATATACAAAACTAAAGGTGTTAAGAACACAGCAGACTCTGGTGGACTCCAAGTAATAGGAGAAGAAGGAGAACTGAAGTTTGTTTCAAACAGAAAAACTTTGTATCTGTATGACGGGGACGAGTGGGATAGAATAGCTGGAGGACAAGACGAAGCACCTGTTATCATTACAGATCCTGGTGATATAGAAATAGCGGCAACTTCAACAGATTCAGCCAGACAAACATTTAGAGTTGCAGATCCAGAAGGATTTCCTATTACTTATGATATAGCTTATATGAGAGATAGCGACAAAGTATTTTTTAGAAATGATTCGGCAAATCTTCCACCACCTCTAGCTCATCCAACTCGAATAACTACTGCCGGAGATGGAACAGCGACTTACCAGTTTTTAACTCGAACAGTTGAATCGGACGGTAGCGGTAATTCTACTAAAGACGCTTATAAAGTACGTTACATAGGATCTGATGGATCAAAACTAGTCACTTCTACTAAAAACTTTATTATGCAGTTCTCAACTCCTATTACTTTCGGACTAGTAAATTCTGGTTCTGGTTGGGCAGCAGCAGGAGCTACTCCTACTGTCACTACAGGTGATACGGATTTTACCAATATGTTGAGTGGTACTACATCAGGTGGAATAAGTCAGTTAAATCAATATGCTGGCATTGCTTTAAGTTCTCCACTACCGTTAGGTAGGAGATACTTTGAGTTTAGATGTCAAAACTTAGAACCTTACATGCAGTTCGGCCTTATGGCTCAAAAAACAATTGATGACGCCGGTGCTACTACAAACGGTGAAAATGAATTAGTAGGTAACTATGAGAATTCTAATGTAGTAGGAAACTATCACTATAGTGGTGATGAATTTAAAGGTAGCAACTTTGGCAACGCCACGTATACAATTCCAGGAGGAGCTTGGGGTAACGGAGAGATCATAATGGTTGCATACGATACTGACACTAGAGCGGTTTGGTTTGGAAACGGTACTAATGGTGGCGGTGTTGGAGGTGGTTGGCATGCTACTTACAACCCACTCGCTGGTGGACAAATTAGTGGTACACTAGAAGGAGGCTCAGATGATCGACCAAGAATGTATATGGGTGGAGCATCTTCTGGTGCAGATGGTTGGAATGCTTACACTATGAGAGCTGGAGATTTGACTTATGCACCCCCACCCGGATTCACTTCAGTATAGGAAAAAGGATATGAAAAAATTTAAAGAATTTCTAGAAGCACATTACGCAGTAGACATAGAAGGTCTACCTAAATTGTATATGCAAACAGACAATCCAGGCGCCTTAAGAAGAGATCTTCGAAAGATTGTAAGAAAAGTTGACATGATTAATAGTTTAGATAGAGTACAAAAATCAGATATAAGAAAAGCACTTCAATTAAAACTAAGAGGTAAAGAAGAAGAGGAGCAAGATGAGTAACGGAAGAAACTTATCAAATCTACTAGGTGGAAATACTACGCTTTCTGCGGACAACGTTGAAGGAGTCCAAAAGAAAGAAGTAACTTCTGACACGACTGGTCTAGGAACTGGTGATCAGGCTGATCAAAAGTTTGTTGCTGGTCAAAAGAGTTTGTATCTCTACAACGGAACCGGTTGGGACAGAGTGCTGTCAGGAACTGACGGTCCTCCTCAGTGGGACAGTGGAGGTAGTGTTGTTGCAAAACCACGTATTTTAAATCAGAGCCATAGTTTTGACACAAACCTAGCAACTTTAGATTCTCAAAGAATTACTCTTAGTGTGACCGCAGTAGATCCTGATGGTTTTCCTATTGTTTATGATTTTGATGAACATCCATCACCAAACAATGTAATAGACAGTGTGCAACAAACAAGCGCAGGAACATTTAGACTTTCACCAAATATTATGAGCGGTGAGAGTAATGCAAATGATACCGTAAGTTTTAGAATACTCGCTTCAGACGGTGCTCGTGTCACAACAGCCTCAACTATAATTGGTATGACTTACTCTAAGTTTAGTATATTCAAGAAGGGTGCAGCTGCACCTGGATTCTGGGGAACTACCTATGGCAGTAACTATAATTACGGTGGTGATGGACAATCAGGTATTGGTGATGAACTTATTGATGTTGGACAGACAATGATATTAAACAAGTTTGGAGAGTACTGGTTATTACCTAAATCAAATTTTACAGCTGACTTAAAGATGTGGGGAGCTGCAGGATCAACAGCATCAGATGGTGTAGTTGGTGCTGGTGATGATTATGATGGAGGACACACTTACAGTGGCTTTGGTGGATACACATACGCAAGAATGGATTTTACAGCTGGACAGTATTATACTATTATTGTAGGACAAGGTGGCGCGTTCGGTACTGGAAATGGAAACAGTCATGGTCCTCCGGGTGGATTTGGAGGAGGCGGTAACGCAGGTAGAGCAAACAATGGTGGAATGCAACACGGTCGTGGATCCGGTGGTGGACTCACTGGTATATTCCTAGGAAAAGAATTTGCTAATGTCAACGACGCACATGCAGCAGCATTACTCATCGCCGGAGGAGGCGGCGGTGGATTTGGTCAAGTCGGTGGCGGTGGATCCGCCGGTGGTCTTGAAGGAACAAGAGGTTATGCAGCATCATCTACCTTAGGTGGTTACGGCGGTACACAGTCTGCTGGAGGAGCAACCAGTGGTGGCGGCTATGGAGCAGGAACAGCAGGTGGTAAATTACTAGGTGGAAGTCGCGGCCGAACAAGCGTTCATACTCCTGGCGGCGGAGGTGGTGGCTACTATGGTGGTGGTACAGGAAATAGAAATAACTATGCAGGTGGTCCAGGCGGCGGTGGATCTGGATATATTAAGTCAGATGCTAGTATAACAAACAGTGGAATGAATACGGCACTTGCTTATAATGTTGATGGACCTTCTCCAGGAAGAGATGAACCAGAATGGGGTGATAATGCTGGTGTTGGACACTTTGATCACGGCTCAACAACAGCGAATCCATATACTGGAGGCGGCGATGACGAAACAGATATTGGCGGCTGGAGAAGATCTTATCCGGGTAGATTTGCAATAATTCCGGTAGCATAGAGAATAAAAATCTTATAAATATAACTAATACTTTATCAGATGGGAAAACTGATGGCAGAAGAAGTAAATAAGAGACTCGACAGGATTGAGGAAAAACTCGATAAGATGGGTGATGCACTCATCAATCTTGCTCGTTTTGAAGAGAAGATAATCTCTTATTCAAAATACTTTGAAGAAAAGATGGACACCTATAACAAGTATAGAGAAGAGTCCTGGGAAAGAATGAATAGGTTTTCCGAAAAGTTAGATGCAATAGAAAAAAAGGTTGAGGAAAATTCAGCTACTGTTGCAGTCATTAATAAATTATTTTGGGTCGCAATCGTTGCGGCATCTGGCGCTATAGCCGCACAAATATGGATGTAAAGAAAGGGAAAACTATGGATCATTCAAACATCGATCATGAAAATATGACTAGCGCCTACTTAAAAGTTTTAGGCCTAGGCCAAAAAGAAGAACTCGACGAGACAAGGATTGTCACAAAAGATGGTAAGTTTATTGTCATGACAGACAATGATACAGAAGCTGGTTCTTTTGAAGACAGAGAATCTGCTCTCGAGTATATAAAGAACAATAAAGATAAACTTACTATGAGAGACGACAAGTCAAAACCTGCTACCAAAGATGTTGCAGAGAAAGAAGTGAAAGAAGATAAGGAAAAAGATTTTAAACCTCACATGATGTATGACCCAAAAACTGGTAAAGGTTATAAAGCTAAAAAGTATGCCGATCATGTCAGAATGGATAAAATGGGATATACTCATGATGACCCAAAAACTAAAAAAGTTGAAGAGTCAGTTCAGTTCATAGTTCCAGAAGAGATTACAGACACTAAAGAAAGAACTGCTTTTATGGGTGCTGCAGCTGCAGCTCACAAAGCTGGTAAGTCACACTTTAATTTTGCAGGAAAGAAACATCCCGTAACTATCAAGAAAGATACTGCTAAAGCAGTAAACTCTTCAACTAATGAAGCTCACATGGGCATGAACGGAATGTGTTGTAAGAACTGTGGTGATATGTTTGGTAAGCCTACAGCAGAAAATAAGAGTTGTACATACGATGCCTATGATCCAAAAGGAAAGAACTGGGTCAACGCTGAAAAGCACCACAATAAAGAACATGTAGAAGAAAACAAGCAAGCTGCTTTAATGAAAAAACTTTCTAAATCTGCGCAGAGTTCTGCAAAAGGAAAGGCCGCTGTAAGTTTAGCTCCAACACCGTTCTTGAAAAAGAAAGAGGATAAACCTAAAAAGGTTGGTCGGGGTAGTGAGATTGTAAAGTATGAAGATAAACAAATTAGAAGTGCCGATAAAAAGCCTATCAAAATGAATATTGGTGGAAAGGAGGTTGTAAGAATGGAGCCAGTTAAGAAGAGAGTTGCAGAAGGTGTAACTCGAGAAAATTGGTTAAATAAACTAAAAGCGAAGCAGGAAACTATTGTAACTGAAAATTCAATTGCACCTGTTCCAATGCCAACAAAAGATATCGTGAAAAAATCACCTCATGCTGGAGGAGAAGACACAAGAGATTCATTCTCTAAGCAGTTATCTACTCGTAAAGGTGAAGAAGCGTTTGTTAAAATGCATGAACCAAACATGCCAGAATTTGCTGATGCAAAGTCTGTTATCCCAAAAACATTTAAAGCGTATACTGCTGGTGTAAACGGGCCTAAATATAGACATACAGACAATGGTGGACTTGGTGATAAGACTCCAGTCTCGCCAGTAAATATTGGAAAAGCAGGAGCAACTGGTCCTAAAGATTAAAGGGTATTTGATTATAATATTATGAAATTATTTGATGAGTTAAATGACAAGAACGTTGTATTGTTTGCTGCGAAGTATTACTACAACCCTATATGTATGGATGCTGAAGAATTTTATGAAGACTTAAATCGGTTTAAGTATATAAAAAGACTCGTCAATCGGTATCAAGAATCAGGCAATATATCTGAGAGATTGATACTAAATCATATGATAGTTGTCTTTAACGTGTTTGATACTAAACCAGCGCTGAGATTGATGGAGTTTAAGTTTGACGATAAGCAATGGCAGGTTCTAAAACCCTTTTTGGTGTTTTTAAAATATATAAAGAATGATGAATATACAAATATTGAGATGGACCAACATGTCATAGAAAAGCTAAGGAAAATTTAAAATGGTTGGATTATTAAAGAGAGCTGGAGATCTAGTATATACGTTTAGATTTATATCTTTACTTGTAACTCCATTTGAAAAAACTGAAGCTTTTAAACGAGGAATCATCGACGCAAAAGGTAACAGAAACAAGAGTCGAAAAGTTACAGATTCAGCCGATAAGTCAGCATACACACCTTTCCACAGATTAGTATTCAATATAAAGAAACTCATGGCTAAAGTTCCAGGAGGATCTTCTTCTATTGCATCTTATGGTGCAGCTCTTTACTTAATAAAAGAGAATGGAAACCTAAGCGATAAGAACTTAGAACAAATTATGGAAAAAGCTGGAATTGATTCTTTAGATCTGTTAGCCGAAAAGAATGAGTGGTTTGTGTTAAATGATTCAAGGGTTTCACCTGGAATATACAAACTTAAATATGATAAAGTTGTTAATAGTACATTTGAACCCATTGTAACAAAAGGAGATAAGATAAGAGTTGGTGAAGACGCCTATCCTTCAGGAGAAGTTTTTGGTTTACCAATATACGAAGCAACTCATATAAATACTAATCAAAAGATATATTTCGCCGTAGAGGAGTTACTAGCATGAGAGGAGCATTCGATCCAAACGAAAACAGAAGAGGTCCAAAGACTCATTTTGTTTATCAAAGAAATGTACCAAAGACTAAGTCAATCGTACACAGAGGAACTGAACAGAGTTCGAAAGATTGGATAAAAAAGAATGCTAAACACTTCTCTCACAAAGGAAAAGCATTTGTTATTTACAAGGGAAAAGAAAAGACTGTCAAACCAAGCGATGCTCTAGATTGGAAATACGTACATGAAGATCTACCCGGAAACGCTGTTGGTCAAGGCGGAGTAGATATGGCTCCAAACATGGGACCTAGATTTAAAACAACTGACGTAACTGATAAAAGATATAGAAAAGACAGACCACCTGTTGTAAGAAGAGGGTTCAAGGCTTTTTTGAATGATACTGAAAAGAAGTAAGACCAAATGGCTAGGTTATATTTAACAATTATTATAGTAGGAATTATTGGTGGATTCGGTTGGTTCGGCTACAAGTATTATGTCGACACTCAAACAAGAATTGGAGTACTAACTGCTAATAACGCTAAGTTAGAAACTGCACAGAAACAAACTGTAGAAGAATTTAAACAGTACAGACTTAAAGTAACTGAAGAGATTGAAAACTTTAAGGCTGAATTAAAGAAGCAACAAGAGCTTAACGACGAACTTAGCTCAAATCTCAAACAATCTATTGAAAAGAATCAAGCCATAGCAAAACTACTGGCTAACACAGATATAATTAAAAATAGTCTTGCCGATCCTAAGGCTACTGAGGAAAAAATAAATGAAGAAGTTGATAAGTTTTTCGGTGATATCGGCTGCGCTACTGGTCAGTGCATGCAGTCGAACTCCGATTAAGGAAATAGTTACAGTACCAACTGTTGTAGATACTCCAAAGATTGAGGCTCCTACTATACAGATTGTTTCTAGACCCTCACCTGTTGAGATGAAAGACGCAGATATTGTAGTCGTAACCGAAGCCAACTTGGAAGAAGTTATTGAAAAAATCAAGACTACTCAAGGTGAGTTTGTTTTATACGCTATGACAGCGCAGAGTTTTCAAGCTCTAGCACTTAACATGGAAGAGATAAAAAGATTTATTGATCAACAAAATAATGTAATACTATACTACGAAAAATCAGTATCACCTAACGAAATTATAGAAGAAGATTTAGACTAATGTTTAGTAAAAAATGCAAATTACACTTAGAAGAAGTAAACATGTCACGTTGGCAACACTTTAAACACGCGTTGTGGGTGTCTTGGCAGTTAGAGAAAGCGGCTTACGCTTGCTTCCTACATGCATTCGCACCTCGTTGGTTTACCACATACGCTAGTGATAAGTGCAAAGAAGTATTAAAGAAGCCGGCTCAAGAGACTGAAGCGTTGAAGAAGATGGGTGTGTTAAAAGAATAATGTGGGATATGATTGAAAGAATGGCGACTGATCGCTTATGGATCTATACAGCAATTGCAGGATCTTTATTTGGCGCTGCTTTCTTAGCGTGGTTCCAAGGAACAAGAATAGGTCTGTGGGCCTATAGAATATTTGATAATAGTTTAAAATATCTCGTTGATAGATGGGGATGGACTTGGTTAAAGACAGATGAAAATGCTTGGAGAAAAAAGTATCCTCATATCACAAAAAAGATAGATGAACACGAACAAAGAATAAAAATTCTCGAAATGAGAAAAGAGTAATGCTGGAAAAGCTCCGCAACTGGCGAGAGTGGCTCACAGTAGACCGTGTTGTTGATCTAGTAATGGATGCAATACTATTGTTTTGGGAAGTTATAACTAGTCCTATATTAATAGTGATGCGTTTAGTGAGATACCTACTCGGCGCTTATGTAATAGGTGGACTAAAAAATAAAATTACGAAACTAATACGCTGGCTAAAAACAAAACCTATATGGGTAAGTTTTATAGTTGCTCCGGTAGCAGTAGTTATATTATATTATACGCTAATTTTCATATGGCTGGCAGGTGAAATGCTTAAACCAGAAATGTGGAAAGAAGAGATTACTGATATAAATAGATAAAAAACAAGGAGCTGAAATGAGTAGATCTAGAAAAATAGCAAAAGCATTTGGTTCGGCTGGAGTTCTAGCAAAAGCAACTCAAGCAGTTCCTGAAGAAGTAGGTGGTGGAGTTGAGCCAGTGGCTAATGAAGCCGCATTAGGTGCTGGTAATGCCGGTGATCTCAAGTTTGCAACAGCTACAAAATCTGCATTCTTATACGATGGTACTGAATGGGATAGAATTCAAACAGGAAACAACGCCGCTCCGTTTTTTAAAGTTTTACCTACTACAGTTAGTTTAGGAAGCGAAGAATCAGCTTCTATAAGTGTACTTGCTGGAGATCCAGAAGGATTTCCAATTACATATAGTTGGGATGCGCTTAAGGTAGATAGCTCAGCTACAGTTCATTATAAGGAAGGCGGAGGAACCTACCCTCCAGGAATTAAAAATATCATTCATTCTAGTCCATCATCAGGAACGTTTAGGTTTCTAGCAGATTCTTCAGGATCTGGAAATTTGGGAGACTACACGTATAGGATTCTGGCAAATGATGGTGCTATATCAACAACAGCGAGCGCAGATCTAGGTGTAGCATACACTAACGATTTTCACACTAAATACAAAGCAGCCATTGAAGCTGCTGGAGGTACTTGTGTTATTCATTCGCTCAATGCAACAGATCACGCTGACCTTGAGACTTATATTCAGGCGAGTGTTGGTGAAATTTCAAACAGCAGATACGATGTTCTTCACTTAGCACCCGGTACATACACTCTCACTGGACAATCGGAAGCGTACGGTTGGGACATCTGGTGGGACAGAGCCTTTGCTATAGTAGGAAACACTTCTAAGCCACATGAAGTACATATTACTCTTGATGGTTCTTCCGGAAGAGACTGGGCTATATGGCAAGGTGCCGAACCACCAGCAGGTTTTAAAGCAGCAAAAGCTCTTGCTAACTGTACCGTAAAAAGAGAGAACAGTTCAGGAACTAACTATTCAGCAGCTATCAGAAGAGAAAGAGGCGGTATGGCTAGAAACGTTCTCTTTGATTTTAATAATAAACAGTTGGCTATGAACTACGACAACAGTAACGGTAATGATGAAAATCTTACAATGTTTGCTGTAACATTTGCAAACATTAGTAGTAGGTTAGGTTCATATTCAGGTTGGGTTGGATCAAATTGGATTGGTAGAGGCCTTGCTGTAGGAAATAGTACTTGGAATTCTTACACATGGGGTAATAACTCTTCAACTGCAGCTTTAACAGCAGATGGTACAAAGTATTGGACATATGCAGACAACGGTGCAACATACGGACATTTGTATAAAGTTTCAGATACGAATTACACGATTGATGTTAGCGGTTCTGGCCGTGGTATGAGTGATACAGAAACAGGCTAAGGAGGAATGGAATGGCCGCACAAAAGAAATTAGAAAAAGACTCAAAATATAATTACTTAGATAGGGACGGGGACGGAACAATCTCCGATGATGAAATGGCTATGGAAGAAAGAATGATTAAATTAGAAGACATGCGAAGTGACATGGAGAATGAAGATAAGAAACAAGACGCTCAGAGAATGATGGCTTGGTTTGCACTCTTTGGAATGCTACTCTATCCTTTCGCTGTTGTATTGGCGAACTATATTGGATTGGATCAAGCAGCAAAGATATTAGGAGATATGGCAGCAACATACTTTGTATCTGTGGCAGCTATTGTTGCAGCGTTCTATGCGGGTCAAGCGCTTGGTAAAAAACCAAGTGGCGGTGGTGATAGTAGATAATGCCTATAAGTCGTTCGTTTGAGTTTGCTAAAGCACTACAAGGTGATGGAACACTGGAAGTTGGAATGTTTGAAAATCTTGAAACAGACAATAGCCTAACGGTAGCGAACACTTCAGATCTTCCTCTAACTGGAAATCATACTGGTAGAATGGCGCTTATAACATCACTGAATAAATTTTTAATATGGAATGGTACCGGTTGGTATCAAGTTTCAAATGTAACTTAAAGGTTTAAACATGTCGACAACAAGATCATTCGATTTAGCAACAGCTGTTAGCTCAAATGGAAAGATTCAAGGATCGTCAGTTGCGGGAGGCTCGGCGGCAGACGCAACTGCTAATATTCATGCTGATCCCTCTGCTCTTCCAACAAGTGGAAATCAAACTGGTGATATGGCTTTTGTACAAAGCACGAATAACGTTATGATATGGGACGGATCTAACTGGAAAACTATAGCTAACGTAACTAACACGACACCAAACATTGCTGGAGGAAGTGCACTTACTTCTTATGTACTAGCAAAAGACGGGACACCTACAGTAGTAACAATTAATGCTACTGATCCAGAAGGATCACCATTAACTTATGCATACTCTGTAACACAAGGTTCATTAGGAAACACCGCTACTGTATCTCAATCAAATAACGTTTTTACCATCACACCATCAACTAATCCAAATGACGTAGGTAGCTTCAGCTTAACCTTTACTGCATCCGATGGAGTTAACACTACACCTGCAGTAAGTAAGTTTACACTCAGCTTTACTTTAAATATTGCTGGAGGTCAACACACAGAAAAATTAATTCAAGCAGTATCAACTGGTAATAACAGATCTTTAGTTGATAGTTCATCATCAAATCATACAATGACAAGAGTAGGAAATCCTAATCCTTCTCCAGTTACGCCTTACAGACCGAGCGGTGGATACAGCGCTAACTTTATTGGTGATCATCGATTAGAACCAGTGACAGCTGACACTCATTTAAGTTGGGGAACAGGTGACTTTTGTATAGAGTTCTGGATATGTGGAATGGAAGACAATAAGGCTATTAGTCAGGCAAATAGTCCTATCTTTAGAACTGGAAATGACGTATCTAATAACAACACTTTGACAATAAACCTAACTGATGAAGGTAGAATAAATGTTACAGGATATGACGGTTCTGGAACGAGTGCTTCACTTACCAGTGCATGTGATGCGTTAGATAATAATTGGCACCACATAGTCGTTAATAGATACGCAGGAAATCTTAGAATTTATTTTGATGGCTTGATGGATAATGACAGTACGGACTTCGCCAATGTCGGACATAGTAATGTAACATCGACAAAATGGCAGATGGGAGGATTTGGTAATGAAAGATGGGACGGTTGGTTATCAAACTTTAGAGTCGTAAGTGGATCGTCTGTTTACAGCAATGAGTTCTTACCTACAATAAACAACTTAACGAGTATCTCTGGAACCAAGCTCTTATTATTTGCTGGAAACGAATTAAAAGACTACTCATCAACTTATGGTGATCTACAAGCTGTCAGTGGAAAGACACTTCCAGAGATTACATCATTTTCTTTCTTACCTACAGAAGAATATGCACCTTCTCTTCATAATGGTTCTGTATATTTTCATGATCACACTGCAACATCAAATCCTTGTCACGTAACAGTACCAGCAAGTAATGACTTTCATCTTACTGGTGAATTTACGATAGAAGCTTGGGTCTATATAAGAAGTGATGGACAATCATATGTAGATAACAAGTGGACAGCTCTTCACCACGCTGGAGATTCTGACAACAAATTTGTTTTTGGTAGTGATGGTACAAGATTCGCTTTTGGTTATCACGCAGGAAACACCGGTGGTGGCATCGCAGGATTTTGGGACGGTACAAAAGACGCAAATCAATGGGTGCACATTGCCGTAAGTAGAAATAGTTCGAATCTTATCAGAGTCTTTAAGAGAGGTATATTAAAAGGAACTTGGACAGACGCTTCTGCTTTTGGGTCTGCTTCTGGAACAGTTTATCTAGGTTGTAAGTATGGAGCTGGAGATGCAGATATCAGAGGTGGACACATATCTGATCTTAGGATTACAAAGACGTGTGATAGAGATGTTAGCTTTAATCCTCCTGTAGTAAAAACTAGTTCAACTGGAACTACGTTTCATTACAGAGGAGGCGTAGAACTTAATATCATTGACAAAGGTAATAAGGCTATAAAAGATGGTTGTAAAGTTTTAGGAAACGTTACTGCTGCTACAGATATAACTGATCCTTGGGGCGGAAATGAACCAATGTTAAAGTTTCCTGGAGGAGCAAACGATAGAATAGAAACAAGTCCTATTTACTTTAAAGGAGAAAACACAACTTGGTCTAGATATGATCACACTATAGATTTTTGGATGAAAGATACTGCATCAGGTGGATCACCTTTATTCTCATTAGTAAGTGGTGGCCAGACTGGTTCTCCTAACTTAGGTTGGAAGACAAAAGTGGAGAATGGAAATCTCTATATAATGTTTAACAATACTGAGTATCAAAGTGGATATCCGGGAAATGAATCATGGATTCAGTTAATGAATCCAACAGCTGCACCGGTTGTTAGTACACTGTTAAATGATGGTGATTGGCATCACGTATGTTTACATTTCTTTGGTCTATATAGAGTTGAATGTTTCATTGATGGAAAAGAAAGAGGAAGATATCAGAGAAGCGATAATACTGTTTATCCTGAAGGTGGATATACTGTCTCCATAGGATCGCAAGGTTTTGGTGACTATGATAATACGAGCACATATGCCGCAGGTACTAATGGTACTGCTTACTATCCACTCACTGGATATATGACAGATATTAGAGTTACTTCTGGTAGACTAAGGTGTGGAGAAGGTCATGACATATTCTCAGAGTTGGAACTAGTTGATGCCTCAACTGGAGCAGTTAACACTACTGGAACTACTACTGATCCAATTATAACTCAGGTTCTGACATGTCAAAGAGGAAATCTTTTAACTTCTCCAGACAACTCTTCGACAGAATTGACTACCAACAACGTAAAAGGAACTCTAGGTTTACATGTTGGAGATCCTTTCTGGTTGACTAGATCAGAAAATGAACATAGAGGTAATGCTAGTGTTAACTTCGAAGGAACAGCACCTTCTTCCAATCAACGTGACGTAATAAGCGTAAGTAAGCTTGCAGGATCTGGAGATTATGAGTGGACAGCAGAAATGTGGTACAGAAGACGACACTGGCAAGAGTACAATAATTCAAATCAGGTTCAACACCTCATGTCAGGAAATGGTTGGTCACTCAGTGACTGGTGTAACTTCAACCTAAGAATTAATAACCAAGATGATGGTTATATAGAATATGAACAAATGAAGTGGCCGCAAGCAGGAAAGACGACATACTATCCGTTAAAGTGTGGAACTCTAGGAAACAGAGAAACTACTATATCAAATGACGATACGTCAGTTCCATACTCTGTCGCTATAAGAACTGGTAGGTGGTATCACATTGTTGTTCAACAAAGAGGTTATGAAGGTGATCAAGTAGAACACCCTCAAGGTTACAACTCTCACATGGAAATCTTCGTCAATGGTAGATTTGTAAATGGAAGTAGTGGATCGATAGGTCCTCACTTTCAATCTCCACATATTAGGTATCCATCTGGTGGCGGAACCAAAGGTGCTTATAATGTATTAGGATCTGGTAGTGGATACCATTTTACTATAGGTGGAACAGGTTATAACACTTATTATGGAATGGACGGACAGATATCTAACTTTCGAATGGTCATAGGAAAGTGTATTTATAGTCGAGAACAGACTATACCGTCAGCAAAATTAAAATTATAAAAAAAATATTTTTGCACAAACCGCCCATTTAAGGGTTTACAAACACTGTGAAATGATATATAATATAGTAACTAATAAAAATCAAACATAAAAGAGAAGGACACCCGCGATGCAAACAGAGTTTGTTGACACTAGAAAGCTTTTGTCCGAAGCAAAGTTTTATGATGGATATTCAAGATATAATGAAGATCTTGAGCGTTATGAAACTTGGGATGAGGCTGTCGATCGTGTAATGGAAATGCACCAAAATTTCTATTCCACTAAAATGAATAATATTACCGATTATATCGAAGAAGCAAGAGACGCTTATAAACAACAGTACGTACTTGGAGCTCAGCGAGCTTTACAGTTTGGTGGTGAACAAATACTAAAGCATCAGATGAGAATGTATAACTGTACATCATCTTATGCGGACAGACCAGAATTTTTTGGAGAAGTTTTTTATATTCTTCTATGCGGCGCGGGAGCAGGATTTTCTGTCCAAAACCACCACGTTAAAAAATTACCTAAGATCCAAGAAAGAAAAAAGCAGGCTAAAGGTTGGATAGTAGAAGATTCAATTGAAGGTTGGGCTACTGCTGTTGATGTTCTTCTATCTTCTTATTTTATTGGCGGTGGAAAGTATCCTGAATATGAAGGTCGTAGAGTGTATTTTGACACTTCACAAATTAGACCAAAGGGGTCAAAGATCTCAGGTGGATTTAAAGCACCAGGACCTGATGGTCTAAGACTTGCACTCGATAAGATAGAACACATGCTTCAATCAGTTGTGATGAATTCAAAAGGTCCTATTGATCTTCGTCCTATTCAGGTGTATGACATTGTAATGTTTACAGCTGACGCTGTGTTGTCTGGTGGTGTGCGTAGATCAGCTACTATTTGTCTTTTCTCTCCTGATGACGAAGAAATGATGAATGCAAAAACTGGAAACTGGTTTATGGATAATCCACAAAGAGGTAGATCAAACAACTCTGCTGTTATCGTTAGAGATAAGACTTCACCAGAAGAGTTTGGCAAAATCATGAATTCAGTAAAAGAGTTTGGTGAACCAGGTTTTGTTTTCGTTGAGTCAAAGGAACATACAACAAACCCTTGTGTTGAGATTGGAATGTTTCCACAGATCAAAGGAAAGTCTGGTTGGCAAGGATGCAACTTAACAGAGATCAATGGTGGAAAGTGTACTTCAAAAGAAGAGTTCTTCAAAGCTTGTCGTGCTGCTTCTATCCTAGGAACTCTACAAGCTGGTTACACTGATTTTAAATTTTTAAGTCCTACAAGTAAAAAGATCTTTGATAGAGAAGCTCTAATCGGTGCATCTATTACAGGTTGGATGAATAATCCAGACGTTTTGTTTGATCCTAAAGTGTTAGAGGAAGGAGCAAAAATTGTTAAGCAGGTTAATAAAGAAGTTGCTGAAGCAATTGGAATCAATCCTGCGGCCAGAACCACATGTGTAAAACCTTCGGGTAACGCATCAGTTCTTTTGCAAACAGGATCTGGTATCCATGGTGAGCACTCAGCGATGTATATACGTAACGTACAGATGACAAAGGACTCTGAAGTTACACAAGCAATTCAAAAGTCAAACCCATTTATGGTGGAAGATTCAGTATGGTCAGCAACAGGAACTGATGTTGTTGTATCATTTCCAATTCTACCAAAGAAAGGTTCAATATTTAAAGATGAACTTCTTGGTGTAGCTCATCTCGAAAAAGTTAAACTGGCTCAAAAACATTGGGTTGAAGCTGGTACTAATATTGAACTATGCGCCGACAAAGGTGTCAGACACAACGTTTCAAATACAATCATAGTTGACGATTGGGATCAAGTAGAAAAGTATGTTTTTGAAAACAGAAACTCTTTTGCTGGTATATCCTTTCTTCCTATGTCAGGAGACAAAGATTATAATCAGGCACCAAACACTGCAGTTATAACTGCAAAAGAAATGGTAAAGAAGTATGATACGGCAGCGATCTTTGCATCAGGTCTTGTAGTTGACGGACTAACAGCATTCCCTAATCTTTGGCAAGCTTGTTCAACTGCACAAGGAATGGGAGAAGATCTTACTCTTGAAACATCTGACAACGCAATGAAAAAAGATTGGGTTAGAAGATTTCAAAACTTTGCAGATAACTATCTAAAAGGAAACTTAAAGACAGCAGAACACTGCTTAAAAGATTCCTATCTGTTACATAAATGGAATAAAATTAATAAAAACTTCAATGAAATAGAATGGAAGGAAGACCTCACAGAAAAAAGATACACAGACGTAGATACAATGGCTTCTCAGGCTTGCGTTGGTGGCGCTTGTGAGATAGACTTCTAGTCTATGAAATATTATTATTTTGAATGTGACTTCTGTGATGGAGAGTCTCAGGTGTCTTCTGATGTTGAACCTAACTACTGTCCTCTTTGTGGTAATATCTGCAATGCAGAATTAGTAGAGTACGACGAGGACGAAGAAGACTAATATATAATATCATGTGGCTATATGAAGATAAGATATTTGATCCAGCTGAGCACTCTTACGAGAGCTTGGCTGGTTTTGTTTATGTAATAACAGATTTAGACAACAATAAGAAATATGTTGGAAAGAAGAACTTTTGGAAGATACACAAGCTTCGCCCATTAAAAGGAAAAGTAAACAAAAGACATTCTAAAAGAGATTCAGACTGGCAAACCTACTATGGATCAAATGATCAAGTGAAGCTTTTAGTTGAAGAGTCCGGTGAGAAAAGATTTAAAAGAGAGATTATAAGACTCTGTAAAACTAAAGGTGAGATGACATACTATGAAATGAAAGAACAAATAGATAGAGAAGTTTTATTTAAACAAGATTATTACAACGAGTTCATAGGTGGAAAGATTCACTCAAAACATTTGAAGAGGTAACAAATGCATACATACAGATGTAAAGTAATAAAAGTAGTTGATGGAGATACGATTGATGTAGATATAGATCTAGGTTTTGGTATCTGGTTAAGAAACGAAAGAGTTAGGTTATATGGTATTGACACACCAGAGTCCAGAACTCGAGATGCTGAAGAGAAGAAGTACGGCAAGGCAGCTTCAGCTTTTCTAGAAAAGTGGGTAAAATCCGGTGGAGTTACGATTAGAACTCACAAAGATGAAAAAGGAAAGTTTGGTAGAATCCTAGGGGAAGTGTGGTGTTTTGACACAAACGTCAATCAGAAGATGATCGAAGAACACCATGCTGTTGAGTATCATGGGCAGTCAAAAGATGAGATTGCACAACAACATTTAGAAAATAGAAAGAAGGTGATTTTAGAGTGAAATGGTTTTTAATAGTGGTATTCGCAGGAATGTCACCAGATGGTTTTAAGGATGTTTATGTGTTTGAAGAACCTCATTATACAGAACTTCAAGATTGTATCAACGCCGCAAACGACCCAGACATGATACAGGTCTTCGTTCAAAAGATGGTGAACGACTATCAAAGAGTAAAAGATATTGAAAAAGTTATTTGCTCGCCAGAAGATAAACTAAAAATGATGAAAAATAATGAAGAAGAAGCATAATAATGGTTTACAACTCCAAGTTTCTGTGGTATAATAATATATCAACATTGATGGAAGGTGGAAGTATATGATTCTTATTGATTATAACGGTGTAGCTATTGGTAATCTTGTTGTGCAAAGATTGGCAGTAGAAGAAAACTTACTCAGACATATGGTACTAAACTCTATTCGAATGTATCGTCAAAAATTTGGTAAAGAGTATGGTGAAGTAGTAATCATTGCAGATGGTACAGGTAACTGGAGGAAGGACGTATTTCCTCAGTACAAGTTTAAAAGAAAGAAGCATAGAGAAGAATCCAAGATAGATTGGAACGAAGCCTTTCGTCTATTAAACATGATTAGAGAAGAAATTGCGGAAAACTTTCCATATAAAGTATTACACCAACATGGTTGTGAAGCTGATGACGTAATCGCTCAGATCGCTCTTGAAACTCAAGAGTTCGGTAAGCACGAGCCGGTAATGATTGTTTCTGCGGATCATGATTTTATTCAGTTACAGAAGTACGATAACATTAAGCAGTACTCTCCTATGACTAAGAAGTTTGTTACTCATAAAAATCCTCGTCTATACTCTATGACACATATATTTAAAGGTGACGGTGGTGATGGTGTACCTAATGTTTTATCAGACGATAATGTATTTGTTGAAGATAGGAGACAATCTCCTGTAACACAGAAAAAAATCGACGCATGGTTGGAATCTGAAGATCTTCAAAAAGAAATGGGTGATACTATCTATCGCAACTTCTTACGTAATAAAAAATTAATTGATTTAACTGAAACACCTGATTCTATAAAACGAGAAATTATAAATACCTATGAAGGACAAGATCCTAAGAGCAATAAAGGAAAGGTCTTTCCATATTTGGTTCGTAAAAGGTGTAAGCGATTGTTAGAGAGTGTACAAGAATTTATATGATAACACTTTATGAGAGTAAGAAGACTATAATTAAATACAACGAAGCAGAGGGAAAAGTTTACAAAACTTATAAACCTCAAGCAATATACTCAGAAGAGTGGCTCAATAACTATCGTTATATGAGATCAAAAATTCCTAGCCTTGTTGATGTCCATGCACTAAAAGATCCCGGAACAGTTAACACTGATAAGTACTCTACAATTATTATGGAGTACGTGGATGTTGACGTTACCGCAGATGAACTTCTTACAGATAGAAAGTACAGTGCTGAAACAAAGAAGATAGAACTAGTCAATAAGTCTAAACTATCACAGCAGTCTCTCCTTTCCGTTCAAATGCTACTCGCCGAATGCAAGCTGGAGAGCTTAAGATACAATCACAAACTTAGAGAGATGAATGCAGGATATTATTTCCTTCCAGGAGATCTATCCCTTCATAACATGGTGTTGACTAAATCTGGTAATCTAGTATTTTTAGATCCGGATCAATGGATGATACACCGTCAACTCATTGGATATGGAGACTATGCCTTTGAGGAAACAATTTTTAAAATGACTAATATTCAACTCAGGTTATTTTATGATCTAGAGTGGGATACAGATTGGAGCAACTAATAATGCATGTTTTTGAAGTGCTTGAAGAAGCAAAAAATAAAAAGAAGAAAGAGGAAAAAGTAAAGTATCTAAAAGATAACGAATCTTGGGCTCTAAAAGATGTACTTAGAGGAACCTATGATTCAACGGTACAGTGGTTACTTCCTGCAGGAAGACCACCGTTTACTCCTAATCTACCGCAGAGTCCTGCAACTGATCTGCATAAAGAAAATACACAGTTTGCGTACTTTGCGAAAGGTGGCCCAGGCACCTCAATGCCTCCTCATAAAAGAGAAAAGATATTCTTCGCTCTACTCGAAGGAATACATCCTGAGGACGCTGAGGTAGTTATTAACATGATATCAAAGAAAAAAATAAAAGGAGTAACTAGAGGCGTAGTTGAGGAAGCGTTCCCTGGACTATTGCTTGATTCTACATAATGTTAACATTAACCTTAAACCCCTTAAGAGGAGACAATAATGACTCACTTACAAATAGAACGACTTCAAAACGATTCCGCAGAACTAGAAAGGTTTGCAAAGTCAATGAAACGAGAGGGAAAACACGACCTAGTAGAAAAAATCAAAGAGAAGAAAGAGTTTATTGATAAACACTTAGAAAAATATTTGGATAAGGTCGCATAAAAGGTTTACAATTGAAGAAAAATTTGGTATAATAAATTATTAATTACTAAAGGTTACATTATGAATATTTTTATCTTGGATGAAAGTCCGATCAAAGCTGCTCAGTTGCAATGTGATAAACACGTTGTAAAGATGATAGTTGAGTCCGCTCAAATGTTATCAACAGCACATAGAATGCTTGATGGTTATGTTGAAAAACGTCCATCAAAATCTGGAAAGCGAATGGTCAACTATTGGGTTCACCCTGATAATAATCTTGAAAATACTCTATACAAGGCAGTGCATCACCATCATCCGTGTACAGTGTGGACTATGGAAAACATAGGAAACTATGCATGGCACTACGATCACTTTCACGCTCTTTGTATTGAATATCAATATAGATATGATAAGGTGCACAGCACTCAAACATTACTTGAAGAAGTTCTATCTGTACCGCCTAAGAATATTCCTATTAATTCGCAGTCACCGTTTGCACTTGCTATGAAACACGAACCACAATGTATACATGAAGGCCAACCGGTCAAGTCTTATCAGGAATACTACCAGACAAAACAAGATAGATTTAAAATGATCTGGACAAAACGTCAAGTTCCAGAATGGTTTAAAGGAAAAGAATATGCCGACGTATACGCTGCGTAATAAATCAACACAAAAAACTCATGATGTCGTATGTAAGTGGAGTGAACTACAAGAGATGTTAGAATCTGATCCAGATCTAATTCATGTACTTACAGCACCAAAGATTGTTTCTAATGTTGGAGCTATCAAGACTGATGCTGGTTGGAAAGAAAACTTAGAAAGAATTAAAAAAGCTTCAGGGGCAGGTAATACGATTAAGACATGAAAAAAGGACAGAGTTCGAGAGTTGCTCTAGATGAACTAGAGTCAATTAGTCCTATTACTGAGAACCAGAAAAAAGCTTTTGAGGCTTGGGAAGATGGACATAATTTAGTATTAAGTGGAAGTGCAGGAACTGGTAAGTCCTTTATGGCACTCTATCTGGCGTTCAAGGAAATGCTTAAGAATCCTCAGGACTATAGAAGAGTTCTAGTTATTCGATCGATAGTGTCAACAAGAGATGGAGGTCACTTACCCGGAACGAAAGAGGAAAAAGAAGAACCTTATCAGGCACCATACAAAGCGATATGTGATGAGTTGTTTGGGTACGTAGGTGCATGGGGAAAGTTAAGAACTATAAGGGCTGTTGACTTTGACACTACATCTTTTATAAGAGGTGTAACCTTTGACGATACTATTATTATCGTAGATGAAATGCAGAATCTAAACTTTCATGAGTTAGACTCAGTAATTACAAGAGTTGGTAATAGATGTAAGATTATTTTTTGCGGTGATAGTATGCAGTCTGATTTTACAAACACGAAAGAAAGAGATGGAATTATAAAGTTTATTTCCATCGTAGAGCAAATGAGATTCTTTCGAGTTATTAATTTTGAATGGTCTGATATTGTAAGATCTGATTTTGTTAGAGATTATATTATGACAAAAGAGATGTTGAACCTATAAAACGTATAAGTATAATTGTATTCAAGGAGGAAACAATGAACTGGTTGAATAAAAGAATGAAAGAACGTACTAGCTGGGACGGAGCTGCACTAGTAGCACTAGGATTAATGGTTCTATTCCTAGCACCATTAGCAAAAATAGCTGCAGGACTTGCAATAGTCTATGGAGCGTGGACTATCTGGAAAGCTGAATGATCACGATCTACGGCAAACCGGACTGTGGTTGGTGTGAACGCGCCAAGAAAGTATGTGAAAACCACAAGTTAGAGTATGAATATAAAAATATAGTGAATCTTCACTATAAGACCGAACTCTTTCAAAAACTGCCAGAAGTAAAAACAGTTCCACAAATCTGGGTGCATGATACTCACGTTGGTGGTTATGAAGGACTAATAACAGAAATCGAAAACACTATAGGAGGCTATGGAGATAATGGCTTTTAGCTTATCAAATAGATCAAAAGGAAAACTGGAGGGTGTTCACCCTGATATGGTTGCAGTTGTAGAACGAGCAATTGAACTCACAAAGGTTGATTTTGGTGTAACTTACGGAGTACGAACAGTTGAAGAGCAAGAAAGACTTGTAGCAAATGGACGTTCTCAAACTATGAAGTCTAAACACTTAATTCAAGACAGCGGATACTCACATGCAGTTGATGTTGTAGCGTATGACGGATCTGACGTTGTATGGGAAATTAATGTTTATGACGACATTTGTGACGCATTTAAACAAGCAGCAGAAGAAAAAGGAGTTGCAATCAAATGGGGTGCAGCATGGTCAGAAGGCGATATTCGTTCTTACGGAGGAACTGCCGAAGACGCCATGAATGCATATATCGATTTAAGAAGGAGTCAAGGAAGACGTCCTTTCATCGATGGACCTCATTTTGAGTTAATGTAAGATGACAAAATATTCTCGGTTTGACCCTCGCAACAAGAAGAAGGGTAGAAATAAGTTGCAGTCTCAGCATAAGAATCTGAGGATTAGACATGTTGAGAATAAAAAAGAATTGAGGCCTAATAAAGTCGTAGATGATGAAGACCTATCTGAATTTAAAGAGCATCAAAGAATCGCTACTAGCTAAGTATGTTGCTAGAGTTTCAGTTGCGCTTTCAGTTCTTTTCAACGTCCTTTTAGGAGGACCTTCAAATCAAACGTTTTCAGCCAGAAACTATGGTTGGAAGCGGAAAGGTAAGTACAATCTAGAATGGTTCATAAACTCTCTTATTTGGTTCGATAAAGACCACTGTAAGAGATCATGGACCTATTGGAAAATAAGAACTCCAGAACAATTAGTGATTCCAGATGATGTTCACAGTGAATGGAGATACAGTGATAAAAATGTCACAGTGGTAGAAAAAAAGTGAAAAAAAGTGAAAATAATGGTGTACATTCCTTAAAAACTATTGTATACTAGTAGTATAAGGAATGAATTATTAAGGAGTTTATATGAGTATTATATTAACAGATTGTGACGGAGTCTTACTAAACTGGAGAGATCCATTTGATGCTTGGATGATGAGAGAAAAGAATATCTTCGCTGAAGGAGATGTTAGAGTATATGATCAAGCAGATCGATACAATATGCCAGACATTTTTGAATATGTCTTAGAGTTTAACAACTCTTCTAACATTGGGTTCTTACCTCCATTATATGACTCTGTAAAATATGTTAAAAAAATACATGCAGAGTTTGGTCATAAGTTTACAGTTATAACCTCACTATCTCTAAACAGATATACACAGGAACTAAGAACAAAGAATCTCCAAAATATTTTTGGGAAAGAAGTTTTTGATGAGTTTGTGTACCTAGATACAGGTGCAGATAAAGATGACATCTTGGGTAAGTTTGCTACATGGTACCCAGGTGCATATTGGATTGAAGACAAAGTTAAGAACGCAGTGCATGGCGCTGAAGTTGGTCTTCAACCCCTCTTAATGAAACACCCTCATATTAAAACTGAAAATACTGAGGGTATCCCTAAAATGTCAAATTGGAGAATGGTATATGAACAACTCGGTGGCTGAAATCCTCAACCTACGTTATAATTTTGAAGAGCTCTTAAGAAACTTTGATATTCCTGAAGACAAGCGATCATCTGATATAAATAGCTTAGAATGGTTTAAACGCTATGGAAACAGAAAGAATCGTTTTCGAGACGGATATAAGGAAGCGATAGACATCTGTACCAAGATCTTGGAAGTCCATAGACAAGGTTTTAAGGAGCAGAAAAATTGTCAAGAGGTAAAAACTTAAGAGCCGACACCCCTCTCACAGAAACGTATGCAACAATTGACAACCTGCGTGCCAGTAGCACTGCGGGTTTAGTTGCGTTTACATCACACAAAAATTTTTAGAGGTAGAACATGGTAGCTACAAGAGGAAGAATATTAGGAAAATTTCAAAGTGGCGAAGGCGGCGGAACCGGAGGAGCGAAACAATATTCTACTTCTGGAGATAGACCACTAACTGGAAACACTGCAGGCGACCTTGCATTTGTATCAGACATAAACAAGTTGTATGTATGGAACAGTACTGGTTGGTACTTAGTCGCAGAAGTTACCAATGCAAATCCAACAATTACTGGTGGCGTTGTTTCGAGTTATAGTTTAGCCAATGATGGTACTCCAACTGTTATCACTGTAGCGGCAACAGAACCTGAAGGTGAGGCGATAACATACTCTTATGCGGTAACGGCAGGAGCTTTAGGGAATATAGCTACAGTTGTTCAAGGAACCGGAGCAAATACAAACGTATTTACAATAACTCCTTCAACGAATACAACTCACTCTGGAAGTTTTAGTTTAACCTTTACTGTCAGTGATCCTAACAATCAGTCAGCTGCAGCTACCTCATCTTTCACACTAGTCTTTGATGTATCAGGCTCTTATGCTTTTGACGGGACAGGTGACTACGTTTCT